TACATTTCCATCTTCGTATCTCGCAAAATATCTTTTAATCCATTCTTTATTATCGTTACTTACTAATACAGGTGTATCAACCGCTACTTTTGACCAATCAACAATACCCAATTCTTTTGCAATGTTTAACACTTCATTCCGCTCTATTTGTGGCATTATTTTACTTATGTTATTAATACACTTTACACGGCCACCACTATTTATATCTAATATACCATCATTCACAACTGGTCTTTCTGTTGTTATAAATGCAATATTACCAACACTCTTAACATAATATTTCCACCCATCATCATATAGTTTTTGAAGTAACCACTCTCTACCTTGTTTATCATTAATCATCTTCTACCTCACTATAATTCTTTTCAAATTCGTTTGCCTCATAAACTTTAATTTTATCTTTATGGTCTTTAACAACATAATCACCTTCAAAACATTCGATCACTTCATTATCTGTTGTGATTTCTAATGATGCTTTTTCATACCAATCAATACCAATTACATCACCAACGAATTCAACTACTTCAATAGCATTATTGCCGTTGTATTGTATAGCTTGGATTTCACTAACCCTTTTCACATATCTTTTAGACACTTTCTATCCACGCTCCTCTATCCTCATTCCATTTAAATTCAACTACATCATACAAATCAAAATCATCTATATTTTCACTTACTTTACCGATATAGAACACATCTTCTTCACTCTCTACCGCAAGCTGGCACAAGAAATCAAATGCATCTTGATAGCTTTGAGGTGCTATGTAAAAATCTGAGTGTTTAACGTAACCGCTATAGCTTGTCATTTTGCTTATCATTCCATTGTTTCAACGCATTGTTCCACTCTTCTTCACGTTCGCTTTCAACAAATTCTATATATTCAACAATCGCTTTTCTTCGTATTAATCTTGTATATTCTTCTAACGATATTCGTCCGTTTCTCAAATCAAACATACTTATCATTACTTCAATATTTACACCATTTATACAATATCTAGCAAAGATACCGCCGACCCCATGTTCAATAATGGGTTTGTAAATATCATTTCCACTCACTATCGTTAAAGCACCTGATAGTAATTCAAAATCCATCATACTCACCTCTTATAACCCTATCTTCGTACACTTAATTCCTTTTTTCACAACACCATCAATAATTTTCATTAATTTGTAATATTCTCGGTTTCCTATATCATTTACATTCCATGCATCGTATACCATACCACTACACTCGTTAAGACTTTGAAAATCATAACAAGATAAAATATGTTGCCTTAACTTTCTATAATAACCACTCATACTCACCTCTTATGATAGGGCGGATATTTCACCGCCCATATCCTTTACTTAATCAAAACATAAAGTAACGCACATACTATGAAAACTAAAGGCACTATCGCCACACCTACGGCAAAATACGTAAGTTGTTTTAACTCTTTTTCTTTTCGTTGCCGTTCTGCCTCTAGTATCCACAGGATATAGCCTTTTCGTTGTGGCGCATTAATTCTTCTAGGACTGCACATTATTTATTCGCTTTCAACTCTTCAACTTCTGCCACTAATTGAGTAACCAATGTTTCAAGTTCTTTGATTTTGCCTTTATGGTTTAACTCATATTCAGAACCTTTGCCCAATCTAAAATTCACACTAGCATTTACCATTTTTTCAGAACCAAGTGTACCACCTACGCTAAACATTACGTGTTCATTTGGTGCGTAGAAAGCACCTAATGCTACTGCACTATGTCCTTTGTAATGACCATAACCAACGGAGAATGTCAATTTATCGTCTTTGTTATAGCCTAAGTAGTGCAATGCGGATAACGCTGCATTCGCTGCACCAGCTTTACCAATTTCACGTTCTACATTTCGTGTCATACCACGTTCTAAACTTTCGATGCGGTTTTCATGGTTTTCCAATACGTTCGCATGGTCTACTAAAGTTTGTTCGTGAGATTGTAATTGTTGTTCGTGGTTGTTAATGATCGTTGCATGATTGTTGATTACTGTTTCATGACGATTAATAGCATCTGTATTATTTTTGATGTTATTTACGTTACGGTCTACTCTGATGTTTAGACACTTAATGTCTTTATCGTGTTTTACTAACTTAGCACCCATAGATGCGATTTCATCGTAGGCAGCGTACAGCTGACTTCCGTTGATTGCATCTGTAGATGCTGCATCAACTTGTCCTGCTGCTACATTTGTAATTTGGCGATTGTAATATTTCACACCACCAAACCCAGCTCTATCTTTAGAACCTACACTCACTACAGATTGAGGGTTTTCTCCAGCGAAAACGTGTGTTACCCCATTCAATACAACTTGTTGTGTAGGTACTGGGTTATCAGTAACAGAGTTAGTTCCTAGTGCCACGCTGTTACTTTTATCTGCGATTGTATTATTACCTACTGCGTAAGCATCCCATGCAGTAGCCTTGCCGTGCGTTCCGATTACTGTTGCACCCTGTCCAGCAGTTTCGGAGTTAGCACCGATTACCACTTGTTCTTGGTCGCTATTTGTTTTGTTGTTGTAACCGATAATTGTAGTTTGGTTCGCACTTACTGTACCATTATTAGAACCGATAACAGTTGTATCATTACCACTAACTTTAGCATCTCGTCCTAAAACGATTGTGCTCGTACCTGTAACTACTGTATTTACACCTAATGCTGCGGAGTTGTAACCACTAACCACAGGTGCTTGTGTGTTAGGTTCTACAGGACCTGTAACCACACCATTCGCAAACACATTGCCACCAATTACACCCATAATCATTGTTGCTAATACTAATTTATTGTTCATGTTAATTTCTCCTTTTATGTTAATTAATTTAGAAAACTTATTTACCTGTGCTGCCATATCCGCCAGCACCTCTTTCTGTTTCACTTAATTCATCTACTTCGACTGCATCGACCATTGCTACTGGTACGATGATTAATTGTGCGATGCGATCACCTCTAAATATCATGTAATCGCTACAAGATACATTTTCATATGCAATACTCAATTCACCTCTATAGTCAGCATCAATAACACCTACACTATTGGCACACCTTAATGGTGTTTTACTCATGCTACTTCTCGGTACAAGTAAACCCATGTGTCCTTTCGGTATTTCTACCGCTACCCCTAACGGAATTTTTTTTTGGCTATCCGCTGGCACTTTGATGTGAAATGGACAATACAAATCTAACCCAGCTGCATCTTCACTACCTCTTATTGGTAGTTGTGCATACTCACTTACTAACTTTACTTTCATGCTTTCTCTCAAAATTCCACCCCACTATTAATCAATGCACGTTTGATTGTTTTGTAATTTGCACCAACTCGTAAACTAATTTGATTTAATGACATTCCAGATTGATGCATTTTTAATAGTGAATTTTTATCTAATTCACTTACACGTGTATAAGATTTTTGCTTTTGCGGTTTAGTTCCTACTAACCCTAAGCAACATAAAGCCTTGCCAGCAGTTATTTAACCGCCATTACTCCATTCACTCTCCTTATACAATTTGAACCAATCATCTGCACTCATTATCACAAGCCACTTTTTATTGCTTTTCTTCCAAGCCACTATAGGCATATCGCCATTATCACCTTGTATTGCATCATGTTCTTCTTATTCATATGCTTTACGTACATTCAGATTTTCCACGAATTTGACTTCTTGATGTATGTTAGGTAGTCCGATGCAGTCGCTTGCATCACCTGTATTACCGCAATATTGGACTGTTCGCCTTACCTTATCAAACCCATTGGCTCGGCAAACATCTCACCACATTCTTTCACCACGTTTGCCTTTATCTCGGCTATTTATTGGCAATGATCATCACCCCTCACTCGCAAATTCCATTAAGTTTGTTTGTACTTTTACATCGCTCAACATTTCCTCTTTGGCTTTTGCGTACATTCTTCTATCAATTTCAAACCCATATGCACTTCTACCAAGTTCCATTGCCGCTCTTAATGTGCTACCACTACCAGCTACAGGGTCAATGATTACATCACCCTCATCTGTGAATATTTCTATCAACCTTTTCAATACGCTTACTGGTTTCTGTGTTGGATGAATGTTAGGAACGATATTCTTGTTATCACGCTTCCATTCAAAGTGATCAAATATCATTTTTTTGTTGTTATTAAACTTAGGAAGTTTTTCACGATACAAAACTAATGCATATTCAGTCGCACCAACAATACGCATATTTGCTTTTAAAACTTGTGCACTATAATTTTTATTGAAAGTAATAGGAATATAATTTTTAAAGCCGTGTTTCTTTGCGTACTCAATCACCATTGGTTGTTGTTGATAGCTACAAAAGACTATCATGCATGGTGCTTGCCCTCGTTCTTTTGGTTCTTTCTTTAGCAACCGATTGCAAAAGTGAAAATACTCTGCAATGTTAAAGTTATAATCAGAATTAAAGAATGCTTTACCAGCTTTTTTGCTTTCGCCATTCTTATTATCGCCGTCTACATACCACATAGGATTACTTGCATAAGCGTTGTTTCCTAGATTGTATGGTATATCTGCAATCACTAACTGTGCTTTAGGTATTCCATATCGTTTAAAGTTTTGGAAATTATCATTAAATAACTCGATTTTCATAATTGTTCTATTTACTTTCTTTCAATCGGAAACTTTCCGTAATAGGCACACCAGCCTCGGTTGGAATGTAAATGATTTGGTCTTTACTGTCTTTCAACGTATCAACCCACAACCAATGGATGTAGGCCTCGTTGCCTTTTAACGATTGACCGATAATTTGATTGGCTTTTGCAGTACCCTCTGCACGTTTTACTTCTGCTTGTGCTAGGCTTTCAGCACTATCTAGTTTTGCCTTAGCCTCTAGCACCGCAACTTGTCGGTTTTGTTCGGCTCTAGCAAGTTCAGCCTCACCAGCTTTCTGTTGCTGCCATACCATGTACATTGGCACACCAAACGCAAAACTCCAAACTACCGCACCAATCATAACCACTACCAATAAAGCTGATACAATCTTATTCATATTTTTACTCCTTTACATAATCTTCAATACGATAAGTTTTTGTTTCTTGTACAACCCATGATTTGTTTTCGTACCCATGACGTTTTTCCCATGCTTGGAATACTTTCGTTAGTTCTTCGCTTAATTCATCCATGTGTTCGTTTTTAACATCTTTCATATAATTGTCTGAATATTCTGCCATTTCATCATCTAGATCATAATCAAGCACATTCCAAATCACACGTTCACCATCTACCTCAGGTACATATCGGTATGGATGACCTATTTCTATTGTTGTTTGTAATAATTCTTCTCTACTCAAAGCATCGAAATCACCGTAGTCATATTTTCTACATAATCCTCGATAGCCTCTTTAATGCTATTTTGCGGTTCACCAGCTACTTCATCCACACACCAACAATATTTTGTTTCATCCTTAACTAGCATCTTTACTCACTCCTACAACTCTTCTATTTCTTCAACTTCCACATCGTCATACCAAGTATTTAGTTCGCTAAAATCAATATCTTCGTTACGTAAAATCTCTTCGGCTTCCTCCATCGCATCAACATAACTTTCGCATTTCACAACTTTGGAAAAACCAATCTTTACATATCCACTAATTTTGTATTCATCCATGTTACTCACCTCTTAAAACGGAATATTTTCATCTTGCGGTTGCTCAAAACTATCAAAGTTACTAGATGCAGCTTCATCATTTGTTAAAGATGTACCTACAAAGTTTGCTACTACTTCTGTTACATATCGTTTTTGACCATCTTGTGTTTCATAAGAACGTGTTTGAAGTCTACCCTCTACAAACGCTCTATTGCCTTTACGCAAATTACCAATGCTTTCGCCTAGCTTTCCCCATGCTACACAATTAATGAAAGCAGTTTGTTCTTTTGTTTCACCATCGCTTGATGTGAAAGTATTGCTTGCTACCACATTGAAAGTCGCTACTGCTTTTCCGCTTTGTGTATAGCGTACTTCTGGATCACGTGTAAGATTACCTAAAATTTGTACTGTATTCATTCGTTGCTCCTTTAAATCTTTTGTTCAATGCACATCGTTCCTTTGTACACCTTGATGATTTCCTCTAGGCTTTCAAAGGTTCGTGCATCAGCTTTCATAATCATTTGCATCTGTTGAGATGCCTCTTCCTGCGTTTCCACATTTAGAGGTATCTCAATAGTGATTACCATCTTTCGTTTTTTACTTAGCATTTATCCACCTAGTAGTAATACATTCCATTTAACGATGCCTCGCACTCATCTACGCACACATCGTAGCTAGGATTAATGTGGCAATCTACTGTTGCTTCGTTTTGCATGATTTCAAGTAAGTTTTCAATCTTAGTTCTTGCTTGTGCCTCGTTGTTAGCCAGCACTTGAAAGCTAACATTGAACGATACATTCACGCTTACATCAAACTCTTTTACTCTTTCCCTCACGTTTAACCCCCTATTGCTTGTTTCAGAAGTTCCTTTCCACTATCTGACAAGTTACTTTGTTCAATTACTTTCGCTACATCTACTTGTTCTTTGGCTACCTCTACTAAGTTACCTGTAGAGGTCATTTCTATTTGCTTTTGACAAGCACCAATCAATGCACGTTCACGTTCTGCTTTCTCTCTTGCTTTAAGTAGCAAGTGATTGTCTTTAATCGAATTAGACAATCTTAATCGTTCACGCTCTCTTGTTTCTTGCACTTCATAGTTTTTTACAAACTGCGCTCTACATGATGTTTCGTTGAAGTTATCGCCGTTTTGAGGGTCAAACGATTTCCAAATTGCTTTGGCACATTGCTTTGTCAAACCCTCTAATTTATCTAAACCCTTTTCGTAGCCATACGATCGTGCTACTTGATACACCCTTTCCCATGCATCTTGTGCAGTTGGTAGTTCCTCATGTGCATTTACAAAGGCACTTAATGCGGAACATTCCTCTCTAATTTCTGCAATCGTTGGTAAGAATTTACATCTATCAATCAGATTGCTTATCGCCTGTTCAAGAGTAACTGGGTTTACATTAGATAACTTTGTTACATACAACATCATTCGTTGCTCTGACATATCAGTAGACCACGCTATCTGTAACATCGATAGTGCTTTCAAAGTCTGTTGTTGGTTGTTCAGTATCTACACCCCCTAACTTATTCATCAAGTTATTAACTACGTTGATTGCATCTTCCTTGCTATTCTTTTTAGAATTAGGTTTTCTGTATTCGCTACGTTCCCAAGTCCTAACCG